GAACGCGCATGTTTTAAACCAGAAAACGATAAATTTATTGAAATCGATTTCCAGGGATATCACCCACGATTAATTGGTGAGATGATTGGGTTTGATTTTCCAAAAGATAAAAACACATATGAATATCTAGGTTATGTGCTGGGTGTATCACAACAAGAGGCAAAAGAATTAACATTTAAGCAATTATATGGTGGTGTTTGGTCGGAATATCAGTCAAAACCATTCTTTGAAAAGGTACTTGCATACACAGATGATATGTGGGACACGTACCAATATGGAAAATCATTTAAAACACAGAATAAAATATTTATACCCGACGAAAGCATATCAAAGACAAAGTTATTTAACTATGTTGTGCAGAGTAATGAAACCTCAACCAATGTTGAATTATTAGGGTTGGTATTTAATTTATTAGAAGGTAAAAAAACAAAATTAGTATTGTATACTTATGATGCGTTTTTATTCGATTATAGTGAAGAAGATAAAGATTTAATTCAACAGATAGTTGACGTATTGGAATATCCCGTAACCATTAAACAAGGCCAATCGTACCACGGTTTGGAGAAACTATAAATATTTATTATGGAACAACTAAACGAACTAGACTTGAACAAATTATTCTGTACATTCACAACTCCACTGGATTTGGAAAATACAGTAAACACTATAAATCGCCGTTACGCTATTCTATTCAATAAGATCTTTATTCTTGAATCACCACAGAGCGATGAATTAATGTGTACTTACAATATTGACTCGGGCAATGTACAAGATGCGCCGATGGCCAATACTATCTTATTACATAGAAAGAAAGAATCAAATACATTATATACCATTAATGCTTTAAATACCTTAATTAAGGATTTGAATGGTGGTACATTAGATAAGAGTTTCATTGTTAATTGGAACGATTACAAAAATTGCATATTATTAACAGACGGACCTAGCCTACGCAGGTTAGATACGGCGATTCATAAAATAATAGATTTTAATAAGTAAAAAAACACTTGTTGAAATAAGTTTTGAGGTCATAAAAAAGAATCATAGATTCATAATATTCCGTTCATAGAACGACTTACAATTAAAACAAACAAACATGGACTTATCGTTCGTCAAGCAAAAGCTTGAAGCAAACGCCAACAGAGGCGCCGGTCGTGAAAAAATCGACTACACAAAGATCTTCTGGAAACCTAAAGCAGGTAAATACCAGATTAGAATTATCCCAAACAAGTTTAGAAAAGAGTGGCCGCTAAGAGAAATCCAAATGCATTATGGGTTTTCTAAGGGACCAATTTTGGCTTTATCTAATTGGGGTGAAGAGGACCCAATTACAGGTTTCGCTAAGGGATTAAGAAAATCAGCTGACAAAGATGATTGGACTTTAGCTAACAAAATTTCTCCAAAAACACGCTATTTTGCTCCAGTAATCGTTCGCGGTGAAGAAAGCACAGGTGTACGTTTATGGGAAGTAGGTAAATTAGTAAATGACCAATTAATGGGCATCGCTAGCGATGAAGATTATGGTGATTTTACTGACATTACTGATGGACGTGATTTTACAGTTGAAGCTGTAGAAGATGTTATTGCTGGTAGAAAAGGTATTAAATGTACTTTACGTATCAAACCAAAAACATCTCCAATATCTGATGATTCTGTTTTAGTAGAAAAAGCACTAGAAGAACAACCAGATATCTTAGCAATCAACCGTAAGTACACTTACGATCAATTGAAAGATGTATTACAAAAATGGTTAAGCCCTGAAGAGGAAACCTCTACAGAAGCAACACCAACAGTAGCATCAACTGAAGATGAGGAAGATGATTTTATTAAAGAAATAAACGCACCTGTCCAACCTTACAGTTTAGATGTAAAACCAAAAGAAACGGCATCTGACAAATTTGATTCACTCTTCAATGATTAAAAATGGCAACGTCCAAAGAAAAAAATCTAACTTCAGTAGTATCTGAATCGTTAAAAAAATCCTTTGATATTAATGCATACAAGAAATCTAAATTCTTGGATGAAACAACTAAATTCAAAGAGCAGAAATGGATTCCATTCTCTCCTGCAGTTCGAGATGCATTATCTATTCCTGGTATTCCTATGGGCCACGTTGCTATTGCTAGAGGAGGCTCTGACACTGGTAAAACTACATTAATGATTGAAACAGCAGTCAATGCCCAGAAAATGGGCATACTGCCTGTATTCATCATTACTGAGATGAAGTGGGACTTTGCTCACGCTCAAACAATGGGATTAGAATTAGATGCAGTTCCTGATGAAGAAACAGGCGAAGTAATTAACTATAAAGGATTCTTCATTTATGTTGATAGATCATCTTTAAATACAATTGAAGATGTTTCTGCTTTTATAGCTGATACTTTAAATGATCAAGCTAAAGGTAAATTACCTTATGACTTGTTATTCTTATGGGATTCAGTAGGTTCTATTCCGTGTGAAATGAGTGTTAAACAAGGTAACAACAATCCTATGTGGAATGCTGGTGCTATGGCTACTCAGTTTGGTAACTTTATCAACCAACAATTTCCGTTATCACGTAAGGAAAAATACCCTTACACAAATACATTCTTTGTAATTAATAAAACAGGTGTTCAACCAGCTTTAACGCCTATGTCTCAACCAAGAATGACAAATAAAGGTGGTAATGCAATGTATTGGGATGCTTCACTTGTTATTACATTTGGTAATGTAACTAATAGTGGTACATCTAAAATCAAAGCAGTTAAAAACGGAAAAAATGTTGAATTTGCAAAGCGTACTAAAATAGCAATTGACAAAATTCACGCTGACTGTGGTGTTGCAACCTCATCAACTGTAGTTGCTACTCCTCATGGATTTATTCCTGATGAGGATAATGCAATTAAAGCTTATAAGAAACAACACGCTAATCAGTGGTTTGAAGGACTGACCAATGTAGATGAATTACAAATTGTAGAAGATGCTAGCGAATGGGATGAAAGTAGCAAGATATCTCCTATGATAGAAATAGATAACAACAATGCAGAATAAATACTTTGAACTTTTTTCAAGTATTCAACCTGACACTCGTACATCTCTAGATTCAATTTTAATAATAGACGGCTTAAATACTTTTTTAAGAGCGTTTACTATGATAAACCACATAAATCCAAATGGCCACCACATTGGTGGCCTAACTGGATTTTTGAAATCAGTAGGTTATGCAATTAAAATGCTTAACCCAACTAAAGTTGTAATTATATTTGATGGGATTGGTGGTTCGAATGCTAGAAGAAATTTATATCCGGAATATAAAGCAAATCGTCACGTTAGTCGTATGACAAATTACTCAATTTTCTCTTCAAAAGAAGAAGAAACGGAGAGTATAAACAATCAGATGGCAAGATTAATTCAGTATCTTAAATGTCTACCTATTACTGTTATTGGTATTGATGGTTTAGAAGCAGATGACATTATTGGTTATTTAGCTAATAAGTTTCAAGCTTATAATGAGACTACAAGCGTAACAATTATGTCTGCTGATAAAGATTTCTTACAATTAATATCACCTAAAGTACAAGTATATTCTCCTGTTAAAAAGAAAATATATAAACCAAAGGATGTATTAGAGGAATTTGGAGTTAGCAGCTATAATTTTCTAAATTACAAAATATTATTAGGTGACAATTCTGATAATGTGCCTGGAATTACAGGTTTAGGACCTAAAAAGTTAAATAAACTATTTCCAGAATTAGCATCAGATAATCCAGTAACATTAGATGAAATTATTGAAAAATCTGCTAATCAAATAGATGAAAATAAATTATATTTATCTGTTGTAGAAAGACGACACCAATTAGCTATTAATCATCAATTGATGTCTTTGAATGGAAGTTTCCTATCACCAGAGAATAAACAAGTGGTAAAAGACGCTTTTAATAATTCGTATGAATTAAATAAGTATCTGTTTCACCAAATATATGTAAATGATAGATTGGGGGAATCAATTCCGAATGTAGATAATTGGTTACAAGAAACATTTGGTTATCTAAATTCTCTAAATTAAATTTATAAAATAAGTTATGACAACATTAAGCAAATTAAACCAGTACGGCCCGGGTTTCCAAACCAAAGTAATTGGAGCATTATTAACACAGAAGAATTTCTTAGTTAATGTATCCGATTCGCTTGAAAAGGAATACTTTGAGAATCAGGCCAACCAATGGATTATAAAAGAGGTACAACAATATTTCTCCAAGTACCATACAGTTCCTACAATGGAGGTATTATCAACTGAAGTAAAAAAGATTGATAATGATGTTCTAAAAATAGCTATTACTGAAGGATTAAGAGAGGCATATAAAGAATCACAAGCAAGTGATTTAGAATGGGTAGAAACAGAATTCACAGATTTCTGTAAAAACCAACAAATGAAAAAGGCGATTATGACATCAGTCGATTTACTCAACATGGGAGATTATGATGGCATCAGATCACTTATCAATGGTGCTTTAAAAGCAGGTGAAGATAAGAATATAGGTCATGAATATGACAAAGACGTAGAATCAAGATATAGAGAAGACGATAGAAACCCAATACCATTTCCTTGGCCCGTATTTAATTCATTAACACAAGGTGGAATGGGTAAAGGTGATTTAGTATTAGTATTTGGTAATCCAGGTGGTGGTAAAACATGGGCTGCAATTGATATTGGAGCATACGCCGCTGCTATGGGCTTTAATGTAGTACACTATTCATTAGAATTAGCTGAAGGTTATGTAGGTAAAAGATATGATGCTGTATTTACAGGAATACCTGTTGATCAATTAGATCAACATAGAGCTAAAGTTGAAGAAACAGTTTCTAAAGTAAAAGGTAAAGTTGTAATT